CGTGTATCTCGTGTGTTTCGTGTATCTCGTGTGTTTCGTGTATCTCGTGTGTTTCGTGTATCCCGCTCGTTTATTACAATCATGCAAGTTCTATCATCCGCTCCCGGATTTCGTTAAGTCTTTTGAAGCCTCTTGAGACGGATGGTCTCGAGCCTCTTCTTTGTAGCTTCCACCTTAACGAGTTCCTTTTGAATCTCCGCGAGGGTCATGTTATCCTCGAGCTGACCCTTAAGGTCCGCGAGGGTGATGTCGTCCTCGTCCTCATCCTCATCCATCGTGCACGCTAAACATTCTCCATCAAACATGTGACAGATATGCTCACCATTCTCGACCATTTTACGCACATCGGGGTCATGCATGATGTCATCATCATCCTCGTCAGAGTCGGTCTCGGGGACCGGGTCGCGAAAGTCGGGCATGCTACCAAACTCAGCCTTCTTGGTCTCGGGGGGAGGGATGACCTCAAAGTTGATTTTAGCGTTGGGGAGCAGGGTCGTGAGACGATCCAAAGTTTTCATGGCGGAGCGGGATCCGATGAGCTTGCCGCCGAGAGCTTGGATTTCAAAGTTCATTGTTGTTTGTTGTTTGTTGGTTGATAAATATAAGGTTTTGAGCTGACTTAGGTTTTATTTACACTTGAAATTCTTCTTCAAGATCCGAATAATGATACGGTGGACCAGGTTCTTTTTTAGAAACAAGATAGGTTATATGACTTGTGTGCACACCCCAAAGAATACCCGAGACCACTGCCACTATTTCATAGCTACTTAATCCCGCGTCATCTTCAGTGTTACCCACTATACACATGAAACTTCCCAGTATTACTATATTTTCAACTCCTAATACTGGGATAAAGGATGCTACCTCAACGGAATAATCGTTTAAAGCTAGAATTAACCAAAGTAGATTTGACAAAAAAGTGTACAGATTTGTAAAGAATACGAATACTTGGCAACCACCTATGAGATGTGCGGATATAGATATTAGTGACACCGTAGAAAGGCAAAGTTTTGACCATCTATAAATGTACTCGGGTTCAGACATATCTTTCTAAAGAGTCTAAGTTTTAAGTAATTAACGAATCCAATATCCATTCGCAGGTGATGATGCGGGTACGTTAGAGGCACTATTTGTTCTAGAAAGGGCTGGTCTGATTTTATCGGGGATGAAAGCGTAGAGTTTCTTTAATTCGTTGCAGAGGGATAGGTAGACGTTCTCAGGGATTTTATCAGATATACTGTCTATGATTTGCATTACATTTTGAAGTACATTCATTACTATAGTACACGACTATTTTTCTAAACACTTATAACACTGTGGAAACCACGTGACGGTTGAGCCTCTGTGCCTCGTCGAGTATGTCTTTGACGACGTAGGGGCAGTTACGCTTATCGTGACCCACCTGGCGGCAGCGACCACAGCGACGCGGACCCGAAGATCGCCGGTGGGCTCCGTTACGGATACCATACATTCGGTCAATCGCTTCTTGGTAATCTTGAACATCCACGTATCCGTGTTCATTTGGGGGAATCTGCGGAGCTTCCTCAAAGGTACCCACACGCGTTTGGTGGCGACCACGTCCGATACGGGAAAATGATCCAGTCTTATTGTGAAGGTTTTGGAGATGATCACAGAACTGGAGGTAGAGACCTTCGGGGATTTTATCCGAGGCCTCGTCCAGCTGTGTCATCATCGTGTGTAAAATTTCTTGTTGAGACATTTTTTTTATAAAAATTTGTAAGAAAAAAATTGACTTAGGGTTACTTAAAACGGTTGAACCTGCCCCATCGTAAAATTTTTACGTGTTAAGGGACTCTTAGCCCTTAAACCCCCATGCACGAGAAGACGAATAATACCATCAATGTCGTATACGTGTTGCACTTTACCATTGCGCAGGTCTACGTCAAGATACACTCGTTTATGTTTCTTTATATGCTTCGCGGCCTCTGCATTTGTGAAATTCTGTTTATAATACCCTTTCACGTTAGTTTTATTAACTACCTTCCACTTTCTCGCTTTCTTATCCCAATACCGTTCACCGTCTCCGACGAATTTTTTTGTGCGAAAAACCTGTTTCATCATCTTTCTATTAATCTTTTCAAATAGTTTCTGGTTTCGTGTGGGACTGTTGGCTACCACAGGACTCCCCATTCGGGATAGATTATTATTGTTATTAATCACCATGGAATTTCCAAACCTATTAAAGTTATGCTGTATCTGACGTGTATTAGATGGGGGAGTCGAAACGCGTGCTCGTACTCGTCTAGTAAAGGATGAGTTGGAATTGGAGTTGGAATTGGAGTTGGAGTTGGAACGATTCGTCACTGGTGACCGCACCATTTTATTATCTACTTATATTTTTTTCTCATCTGATCCGTGAAGGTGGTCCATTCATCATTTTTCTTATCGGCGAAATAGAAAGCTTTTAAAGTCGCGTTATCGAGGGATGCCTGCTTTTTCATCTGCGCACCAGTCGTGTTTTTGCGGGTTTTGCGGAAATATTCACCAGATTTTTGTTCCGCTTTAATCATAACTTTTAAGACAGATTTCCACTCTTTTTGAAGTTTGGTATATTTCTTAAGGTCACGCGCGTTCATTTTAGACTCGATAGATTTAGGGAGAAGTTTGAGGTTAGCCATTTACTGTATTACAAGATTTTTATTACCTACTCCAAGAGCTGCCTCTGAAGCTGCGCGAGGGTGATGTTATCCTCGCGATCATCTAGACGCGCTTCGCGAGCCAATTGCCATGCACGCACCCGCTTGACCGACGCCGCCGCCTTATTGTACTTTTTCACCTTTTCCAAATATCCAGTCGCCGTTTTGTTGTAGTTTAAGACGCAGCCGTTGAGATGCTCCCGATCTTCTTTTAACTTTTCCGCTTTCCTGTTCAACATCCGCTCAGCCTCCTCCAACACGCGCCATTGGGTGTCGAGTTCTGATGGGGTTTTTTTTACCGCCACGTGTAAATTTTTTAATTGGTTGCACACCTCCAAATAGAAGCCTTCTGGAACTTGTTGAGCGTTGTCGTCCATGATTTGCATGATTTTGTGACACACGGCCATTTGAGGATTCATCGTTGTACGTACTGTTTACTTTTTTAGATGAAATTTACAAATATTCTTACAAACTTAGGTGCTATTTAATCTTTAACGGCGTCGTTCGACCCGCGCCTCAAACCCGTTGTCCACCATTCGTCCATTCTCACCCACCCAAAACTCACATGGCGCGTTCTCGTCTTCGTCGAACTCCCAGTAATCACGACAATAGACAGGAGCATCAAGTTGACTCAACTCGCTCTCCCTATCCACACAAAACATCTCAAACCCGGCCATCTTTGCCTTCGACTCAACCACCTTTAACTTAGCGTTTTGGAGGGCGACATACCATTTCCTTTGGCATTCTTCCTTGTAGTCATCATGAATCTTCTTCTCAAAGGCGGGAAGCTTTTGGAGTGTTTTGAGTGAAAGTTCATCATAGTAGACGAAATCTGGGACCTTCTCCTCCTCGGTTCCAATTTCCATCACGACTGCTCGAAGACCGTTTTCCATCAGGTTTTTCCAGGTCCAGGAGTTAAACGCAGCGGCGGTGGATATGCAACCAACGAGTTCCCCAGCCTCACCACCGGGAGCCCAACGGACGTTCTTCACACACCATTGCTTGATAGCCTGGCTCTTTCGAAACGCAGTCATACGCTTGATGGGAGTCCAATCCGTACGCCTCGCTTCTTTCTCCCACTTCATGAGAACCTTGTACTCCTCGTGCATCTTCTTCACATGATCCAGAAGCTGGTCTCTGAGACGTGCAATCTCAGAGAGACGTCTTCGGTCGAGATTCGGGGCGAACGGGGCACGAACCGCTGGTCGCGGAGACTCGTAGTCGCTGTCATCCTCGCTACCAAGTTCCGAATCATCATCACTGTAGTAGAAGGTGTCTTCGTGAAACGGTTTATCACCGTTGAGTTTGTCATGGATGCGCTTAAGATTATCAGCCATATCCAAGTACATGCCATCTCCGATCTTGTCGGAGATGAAATCGAGGGCGGCCATTACACGTTGAAGTTCTTCCATCTTTATGTTGAAAATTTGTGAAATGTCATATCGACTTAGGTTTTTTTCTTTCGTGATTTCAAGATGAAGCTCTTCGTCGTGATCCTAATCCTGACGCTTCTATTATTTTTGGTTTTTGAATATAAAAATAAAAAAATATATTACTCTACTAATTTTTTTGAAAAATTTGTTCATGAAAAAATTAAAAAAGATTGTTTAGAATTCAATTCTCAACTCGTTGATGAAGATATCCCTGATAATGTTAAAAGAAAACGTTTCTATATAGATCCAACACATGATATACACAAATTACTAAATTCTGATGAAGTTAAGAATAAACTAGGATTCAGTGGGTACGAATTAAGTATAGACGTTCCGGTTGAATACCGTGTGTACGGTATGGGTGGACATATGAACTGGCACTCGGATACACAATTATATGTTCCAGAACAATACGAATTGATATATACGATAGATAATACGTCTGATACGACGTTTAATTGGAAACAACCGATAACAGGTAAAATACAGTCATTAGAACCTAAGCCTAATAGTATTTTATATGTCAGAGCGAACGGAGCACCACACATGGTCTCCGAAATAACCGATGGATCTCGGTATATACTTAAATTCGTGTACGTTAAACCTGGATCTATTTATTCGCCACTATGATAATTTATCGCTGCTTGCTCTGCGAGTTTTTTAGATTCTTCTGTTACATCACTAACGTCCATCTTATAATAAATAACAGCTATTTCTGTTGGTTTAAAATCACCACCCATTTTATTAAGGACTGCCTGGCGATACTTCACAGCATCTTCATTAGGGGTACCATTAGGATTATATAATACAATCTTACCTTTATCATCAAACCATTTAGCCCAGTCGTTAAATTTGGGATCGTAACCTCCCTCCCAATACCATTTGGGTGCCGTGAAAGTAAAACTATCAGGCTGACCCACAGCCCATGTTCCTCTTTGTGATCTTTTGTATAAAATATAAAATTGTTTACCGTCGTATTCCGTTTCCCTAGACACTTGACCATCGTAGAATGTATGTGGTTTCCACTCACATACATCACTAGCGGGTAGACCGTCCATCGTATACTTATTCCATCTATGATCCTTACCCAATTGTTTTCCGTAAGATTTATACGCGTGAAGTCCAACGTTTGGGTCTCGGTATTTATCGTCGCCGCGCAGGGACTTTGTTTTATTATCTTGCCACTGATTTTGTGGGGCCCATGAAGGACTCGCCGCATTCTTTCCACCTGGTTCAAAACGTTCTAACCCCAAGTCTTCAGAAGAAAATTGATGAGTTGTACAACTCACTTCGTTTAACGCGGCACATTGATTTTGGTATTGACTTTCTTTAGCGTTACAACCACCTTGTTCCAATATGGGTTCACATTTTACGTTTGGTGTCGAAAGAGTTAATGTATCTGGGTCACAATACGGTTGATTTTCAGGTCGTACGGTATGTCCACTTGGACATTTAGGAAGAGCGCGTGTACCAGGTAAAACTAAACTTCTATAATCATCGTCGACAAGACTATTTTCGTCTTTTATTCTTGTTACGGAGATTGCATAACTGTGTCTATCATCAGATCCCGCTGCAATTTTATTTCTCACAATATTCGATCCCGGCTCCACGCCATAGTCTTTCCACCCAAGATTGTACGCGTTTGGTTCCGCCTCCTCGAATTTGTAATCGTCTCGGTGCCTGTTGGTCTTCTTTTCCCACCCACCGCTCACTTCCTTTGATCTCCCAGTACGAGGGTTATCAATTCTACCCGTCCGTATGAATTGTACAGGGCACCCTAACTGAATCTGTGTCGTTGGGTCAACTTCATCGTCCAGCGTAAACCTACCTGGAAACGCGGTTTTTTCGTTTTTACCGTTATTTTTACACACACCGTCAGCATCGGCAGGTGTCCACGCAGCACTATACCTCGCCGAGTCTTCTGGAAGTGCCTGTTCTTTTTCGTAAACTCCATACTTAAAACCACCACTGGCACTGCCGCGATTGTGAGGTTTACGATTATTAAGACTACCATCCGTCGAGTAATCAGTCGTACCCCTAGGCTCACCATCATTTTCAAAATCTAACGGTGTATCCTGACACGTTCTCGGAAATTTGGGGTGTTCAAAGTTTCCACTTTTATCGAGAACAGTGGAATTTGCGTCGATTTTCTTTGCTATATGTTCTTTTATCAAAGGATCTTTTAAGTATCCATCTTCATATTTAGCGAATATAGCTTCACCACTAAACGTTCCTATATCAAATCTTCTATTCCCGTATTTCTGAAGTTTACACCAATATTTACCCTTGTATTTATTCGTATTACCATTATCAAATGTCTCTGGACCGGCGGTAAGGCTCTTAAACCTATATTTTTCTTCGTCTGCTATTGTACTCGCATTTCTTTGAATACCACGCATAGCATGGTGTCCACGTTCCGTATCGAATATAGGGTCTATAGAAAATGCCGAACACTCGTCACTATCCTTACACGCGTCGGAGCACTCCTGGAACGTCGCTTCATACATCGGTTTCACACAACTTCCACTCCACTGAGGTTGTGTTCTTTCGGGCCTTGACATAAAGTATTTTGCGTAAATTGAATCTATACGATTATATTCGTGACCCTTAAAACCCCTGCTGATTAATTTCTGACCGGGCTGTACCTGTGCGAACGGTGAGGCGCCATTTGGAAAACTTTCTCGTTGTGTATTCCATCTATCCATTTCCTGTTGATAAGTACGGCCATCGCGGCGAGCGCCGTACAATAAACCATAATTATACATTCGAGGATCGCCAAGTAAAAATTCACCTGGTGATGTCGGGCCACAACTAATTTTCATCTGTACCTTTTCTTTTTTCCATTTACCATATTGAGCATCTTCTTCATCTCTTACTAACGGTTTTCCGAAGGAGTTTGTATCGCCCCGCTGAAATGCTCCGTCGGGATCTTGCACGACATAATAATCCTCAAAAACGTTACCGACTTCCGAAAATTGAATTAATTTTTGTCTACTACCTTGGGGTGAAGTGCTATTAACAGTAGGTGTTTCTACAGCAACGTTTCCATCGTTCCACCCATCCTCAGGCTCTAAACTCGCACTAGCGAACAAGGAAGCCATCCTCTGTGTAAACGGTGACGATTGGTTAATAGCTTCGTCACCTCTAGAAAATAACGCATCTGTACCCAAATCGGATGTAGGTAAATCACCCGCATCTATGGCATTTGCGTCGGCCTCTAAGCTCGGTAAAGTATCTTCCAATACCTGGAGTCCTTCACCCAAATCCGATTTTAAAATAGTAGTATCCTTTACCTCTTTATCCATTACTTGTCTTTGCTCTGTTCTTAAAGCAAGTTCACTTATCTGCCTTTCTTTATACTCTTGCCCCTTTACCGTCAATTGAGTGTTTATAGTTTTCCGTAAACCGTCGTAGGCATCCTCTGCCACTTCATCGTACATTTCATTATCCGGCGCCGTTTGGTTTTCGTAAATATGATCCTCTACCAACCCTGTATACTTTTTGATAAATTTTAATTCGTCATCAACACTCTCTTGTATTTCGTTTTTAATTTCGTCTTGTGTACCTTGTACATTGGCAGCCTTCATATCCACCTGTTTCAAAAAAGCGTCGTGAAGTATCACGTCTTGCGTTCTTTTCTTTTCTATTTTATCGACACCTTTTAGAAGTTTGTGAACAAGAGATCTAGGTCTGACCGGTGCATCTTCTGAAGGACCCATCTCAATATCCGAAGGACCTATATCCTCTTCATAATATTCTGATCGTCGTTTTCGTGTCACAAATAAAAACACGACGATCAAAAGTATCGTCACCACTAAGGTGATCATTACTATTATTAAGAATTTTTTCTGTAACGATTAGTTTACATACTCCCTGATGAAAGATGGGCACTCCGTTTTATATCGCGCGAATGATGCCTTATCGTTGATATAATATTCCTTATATGCTTCAACCACATTAGGGGTCTTATACTGTTCTGGCATACATTCCGGAATACCTTCAGTTGAATAATACGCCGTATCACTGATATGTTCTTCGAAAAACGAAGGGTGGTTATCACGAAGCCAATACAAATGTTCGGCGCATGTATGAATTTTACCGTATCGCTTAGTATATTCGTCACTCAAAGCAATGCCGATATCACACGCGTACAAATAATTTTGTAAACTTGACGCGATCCACATAGTCATTGGATGCTTTTTGTGTGCGGGTTTATACCCCCTACGAGTCTTCGTTTTGGTGAATGGGGCTTTAGCTTGTACAGTATCCTCTTCGCCGGAATAGAACCACGCGGTGTACAACATCTGACAGATTTCAAGTTGAATTTTTATCACATGTTGGTCACAAGATAGTTCTGCGATCTCTTTGGGGTCTAGTGAAAGAAAGAAGATATTCATGTTTTACTTTCATACCATCTCGACACGAACTTAGGTCAATTACAAAATCCCAAGGTTTGTATTTGTTTTCTTGTAGGTCTAGAAACTGGTAAATCATCCGTTTTTTTACTATGAACCCACTGACAACCATCGTAGGCCGTCCATCTAACATCGTGTTTTTGTAAAAATTTCCTACATATCACACATGGCATAGATATACTATCACCGAATACAGTTCGTCTCGATACAACTAACTCACCATATTTTCTATGTAACCATGATGTAAACTGGTGGGGTTTGTATCCACTCTTTAAACATTCGTTATATAAATGTTTTAAAAGTTTGCGTTCAGCACATATATGATTATTACTCTCTATTTCTGGACCTTTAGACATATAACATGTCACGGTGCAGTATTTCATTTAAATATGAACGGAACAATTCTTTAATTTTGTCAATGTAGATGGTATGATCATGGATGGTTTTTAGAGAAGTTCGGCGAATATTTATTTCTCCCTGTAAACACGAAAGGCTTATTGAATTCTTCGTTTTTAGGGGTTATGGGTTCTGGCTTTTTTGGTAAGTATTTATCTATAACGTATACTGGAGCAAATATGATACTCATTATAGCTATAATATTTCCAATGGGTGTGAACATTTATATTACCAACTATTTTTTTATACATTAAGTTCTATCGTACTCGGCTACACGCTCACTAAGTGTCATTCCATCTTCACCGGGTGTTTCGACATATTGAACGTTGCAGACGCTCACGTCGAATAAGTCGCCGTGTGTCTCACATAACATACAACGTGTGGTAGGTTTTACGCCGGGGAGATGGTTGTGTTCGGGTGTGCTTTTTTTGAGCGCTCGCTTCGTTTTTTTAGGGACGATGGGATTATCCGGGTCATGTCTTTCACAAAAGGTCTTTCCATCCAAACATTTTCGCCTACAAGGATTTCCGCGAATATTGATCCCTGTACAAGCCTGGCGTTTCGGTCGCGGCGGTTTGGGTTCCTTTGGTGCCTTGAGTGGTCTCGAATGAACTTTACATGTAGTCATCCCTTCCGCACAAAACTTGCGACACTGTACACCTTTAGCGGTTATAAACGGGCACTTGATCTTGATAGGTTTGATTTTCTTAGGTTTTACTCTTGATTTTAACTCTTCATTTTCTTTACGGAGCACTTCGATTTCAGCGCGAAGAAGCTCGACTTCTGTCAGTTGCGGGGTCTCCATGATTTCGGACATCTTGATTTTTAGAAAAGATGTGGTCGACTTAGGTTTTTTTATTTCTTTGAACATAGTAGAATGGAATCGATATACGATATACCTAAAAAAGTACAATACATCGTATTGGATTCTAGATACGTCACTGGAACGAACAATACATTTTCATTAGATTTATCACTCACATCGAATACACATGTCGAAGACTACAGTAAAGTTCTCGGTGTCAAGATGGTAGATTTTTACATAACTCAAGTGGGAGAAAATACATCCACACTTAACACAAACGTGGCTAAATACGTAGACATCGTTTGTCCAGAAGTCCCGCAAGTCGCTCAGATGCTGGATGAGCGCCACGGGAGAATATTTGCAAGAGTGCCGCTTGAACGACATTTCACGGGAAGTAGTGGAATAGTTCTACGAGACAAACAGTGGAAAAGCTTTAACCGTGAAACAAATTATTTCAACCCTATATCTATACAAAAGTTAAATTTTACCATATATGAGCAACAAGATGACGGTGATTATAGAACATTACAACCGGATGCTGCGTGGTATATGGTATTAGAAGTGACTACGGTAAATCATAAAGAAAAACCTGTAACGAAGGAAGCTCAAATATTAGATGCTATACACGCCCTCATAGGTAAGATAGAGATGTTACATCAGAGTGTTGATAAACTCCCAAATAAAGAAACGGCTGAGAGGATTATAGAAGAAACAGAGAAGAAACGTAAGAAAATGTCATTTAACTATATTCTTCTAGCTCTGGCTGTTCTTGTAGGTGGATACGTATATTATGTAAATAAGGTAAAGTTAGTTGCTAGTATGGTTATGTAATAAAGATTTTATGATTTGTACAGATTCATTTTCATCTACTTCCCACCACTTACCATAAAACACTTGTTTCAAAAATTCTGGAACGTGTGTATAATCAATGTTAGTTGTCGTAGAAGGTAACGTGATTATATCCACACCCAAATCAGCAAAGACTCCTTTATTATGACTTATGATAGGTTTATTAAAATATTTTGATTCTAAATGTAATAATCCCACACCTTCACCTCTGGTACATGTAACGCAATAATCAGACATATTAAATAACACGGTCAATTTTTCATTAGATAAACGCTCAGTTATCACTTTAATATTTTTTGATATACACAAATTATCGTTCTTGTTCGTTTTTACTATAAGAATATGGTCAGTACCATCAAGTGCTCGCGTAAATATCCTTGTAAGAGTAATAACATTCTTACGAACATCATTGGTTCCGTTGTATAAAAATATAATTCTATTTTTGTCTATAATTTTTGGTTTAACTTGGGGTTTAGATCTCAAAAAAGATGATGTCCACCAATCTAACGAAACACAATTAACACCATTACGTATTAATATATCTCTCAAAAAAGGGTAAGGAACAAAAACTGTATCAAATAATTTCATTTGTGAAATTATATACGGATGAACATCGTCCGTTTCAAACATTGTACATAAGTTAACTGTGTTATAATCTTTTCGAAGAGTTTCAGTTATCTGTTTCCATTGCGGAAACGTTTCTATCAGTTCAGAGAGTGTGAAAGTTGATGGTTTATTATCTCCTACTATACCCAAATCCTGTTCTAGAAAAAATCTCCCTTCAACTTGCCCGTATATCATATCACTTCCCTTATTTACACCATCAATCTCATACACATTTGTCACATAATCTTGTGTACAAAACCACGGTTTGTCAGATTCGGCTGTCACTAAATATTTTTTACCATCTATTTCTATCACGCTCGTCGGATCACATATGTTTTTTGAGTTTATAGGTTGTTCCAAATCTTCGATAGTGATCACGGGTTTTTCCTCTTTAAAATTTATCACCCATTTGTAAATATCATGTTTTAGCGTGTTACACACTTTATATGTTTTATGTCCATAACCATAAAACTCATCCTCATTCAATTTATACCCCGGTGTACCACCTCTATACAAAGGCTCTTCACCATCTGTTTTTTCCGAATCATCTAAAACCTCTACATGTCTAATAAACCCTTCGTCCATATTAAGTTCGAATAACTTTAAAGGTTTCATGTAGTGTATGTAGTACAATTTATTGCCATATGGTATAAAAGTTACGTTTTTACCATTAGCGGGTATACGTATAGAACTTTTATTTTCATAATCAATTAAAGTCATTCTATTACATAAATTGTTTAATACATATAAATTGTCTCGATAAATGAAACATCTCGGATCTTCTCCACGTAATAACATAACATTGTCATCAATTATATCAAAAGTTTTGTTCATTTTTACGACCTTGATCACGGTATCTTCTGGGCCATAATGTCGTCTTCCAAAACCTAAAATATCACCTTTATATTCTATCACTGAATAAAATATAGAATTTATAGAAGTTTTTATCCTTTTAACATGCCCAAAAGTTACCATTATACGACTATTATATGTATCCTTTAATTACATCAATTCGTAATATAAGTTTCCCTCTGTAGGTGTAATTACATTATCATTCTTCCAACGTCCTAGTTGTTTTTCTATGGATTTAATATGCCATAACGCCAATGCTGGGAGAGGATTTAAATAAATACATTTTGAAGAACCCGTTAATTTAATATGCGTTTCTTTTGTCCATTGTACATTATCGCAATTTTTGTATATACGAGACTGGAAATCTGGCCAATTTATCCACCCATTATCGTTCATTTTATAATTAGACATTTCTATAAATTCCTGTGTAGCACCGGGGTGAATATTTATTCTAGGAATCCATACGATTTCGGCGTCAGTTGTTTCTAATACTTTTTTTATGTTTTTAATAAGCATTTCTTGAGGCATTTCATCAGCATCTATCAAGAATGTATAGTCGCCAGTAGAAATATTACTATGATAAGTTGCATTGTCATAAAAATTATCAAACGGTCTTTCGAATACATTTATTTTATCTTGAAAACAATCTACAACCTTTTGGACCTTATCAGTTTTATTAACATTATCTATCACAACGTGTATATTATCCTCTTTATCTATAACATGTACTAAAAAATTTAAAAGAGAAAATAACTCTCGTGATTCGTTACATACTTGTATTGTATATGTAATTTTCATATATTAAATACTTATCATATCTTTATATATATAAAGAATGTGGTACATTCATATGTAATGAACAACACACAAAAACTTTTAAATACCGTGTTAGATGTAGTACATAAAAATAAAATAGGGCATGTGGGGAGTTGTATAACAACTGTTCCTATTATTAGAAATATTTTTGAAAATAAATCTAGTAACGACGTGGTAATATTAAGTTCTGGGCACGCAGGTATAGCTTTATACGCGGCATTGGAAGTATACGAAGGAAAAGATGCTAACGAATTATACCTAAAACACGGGGTTCACCCCGGTAGAGATATAGATAACAATATTCAAGTATCAACCGGATCTCTCGGTTGTGGGATACTAATAGCCGTTGGTCACGCTTTAGCTGACAGAAAACGAAACGTTCACGTAATTATATCCGACGGGGAATGCGCCGAAGGTTCTGTTTGGGAAGCGCTAACTTATATTTATAAAGCAAATGTAAAAAATTGCAAAGTTCACGTAAACATAAATGGTTATTCGGCGTACGATCATGTTAACAGATTTTATTTATGGCTCCGACTAAAAGCGTTTAACTGGCGAACAAATATATGGTTCACAAAAAATCCTAATTTTAAATTCTTAAAAGGACTTCAAGCACATTATCACGTTCTTTCTAATGAAGATAAAGAAGAGATGTTATCTACATACAATGCGTAGAGAATTTGCAAAAAGATTACATGAATACATGTCTGCACACCCAAATGTATTTTTAATAACCGCTGATCTTGGATATGGTGTTCTAAATGATATACGTAATGATTATCCGGATAGAGCTATAAATGTCGGATCATCCGAAATGTTGATGGTGGGTACGGCCGTTGGTTTAGCTCAAAATGGATATATTCCGATATGTTATTCAATAACACCGTTTTTGTTATTTAGACCATTTGAACTTTTGCGTACATATGTAAATAATGAAAAAGTCAATGTAAAGCTTGTGGGATCTGGTAGAGATGATGATTATTCCCATGACGGGTTCTCGCATTGGGCGGGTGATGATATTAAAGTAATTAGCACACTAGAAAACATTAAAACGTACAAACCAGACAAATTGACAGACGCGTTATTTAACGAATTTATGGAAAATAATACTCCATCATATATAAATTTAATTAGATAATCGTGTTCTATCACCGTAAGATATGTATGGTGTATCCAAAGATGTATTATCCACAATATCATATGTTGCTCCGAAAAACGTAGCCCATTCGGATAATAACATTTTTTTCTCGTATACAAGATCTATTTCCTTCTCACATCGAATGTTACAAACATAATCGTGTATTACACGTCTTACATCTTCAACATCGATCATATCAAAGTATTTATCCTTATCTATGGTGATATGACCGTCATGCTTACAAATACTTTTAAATCTATCCCTGTAAACAGATGATCCATCACCCGAACCATAACACCCAAAAACTCTCAATATATACGCGTCTGATATTTGTCTTATTCTTTTCTCTATTATCCACTTGGATAAACCATAAGGTTTTGTGGGTGGATTTCCGAGTGTAGATGCTCCGCTCGAAATGTATATGAGTTTTCCTTTAAAAACTCTACGGACATTTTCAAACATTAGTATATTAGAATGTGTCACGTCACCGGTTTCTTCTTTTAACATACTACCTCCTAAAACTGCGCAATGAATTATTACATCAAAATTAGATTTTTTAAGGAATAATTCAACTTCGTTTTGATTCATTAAATCAACGTCATGTCGAGTTATACCATGCCAGTCGTCGTGTACAGATAAAAAATACCTTCCCATAAAACCATTACTACCTAATACCGCAACTTTCATTTTTAAAATTGCGATTATATTCTTTAAATCTTGTACATTTAAAAATATGAGTATTTAGTATGGGTAAGAAAGGTCGTCGTGAAAAGTTATCACCATGTTCATATGAAGCTGAGTTTTACGAAGAAGACTTTGATATGGAAATAAATGTTCCGACGACCGTTCCGAAGAATGATCATCAGAGGGATTATAATCGCGTTTTATACGGTATGAAACCTATGGTGTTTGCAATAGGGCCAGCTGGTACGGGTAAAACTATGTTAGCCTGTTATGCGGCTATACAAGGATTAAACGATGAATCCTTTAGTAAAATCATCCTAACTCGTCCAGCAGTTTCTGTAGAAGAAGATATTGGCTATTTGCCTGGAACACTCGAAGAGAAAATGGATCCATGGACGCGACCCATCATGGACATATTCGGCGAATTTTACACACAAACTCAAATAGCTTCGATGATTAAAGAAAAAGTAATAGAAATTTGCCCCCTTGCATTCATGAGAGGAAGAACCTTTAAAAGTGCCTTCATCATAGCCGATGAAATGCAGAATAGTACCCCGAATCAGATGAAAATGTTACTCACGCGTATGGGTGACGAAAGTAAGATGGTCATTACAGGGGATCTGAGGCAACATGACCGTAAGTATGACGATAACGGACTAAAAGACATATACGAAAAGATAAAAGATAAACGTCACAAACATATAGAATGTATTACATTTGAACACGCGGATATAGAAAGAAGTTTGGTAGTTAAAGATATTTTGGAAATTTATGGAGATTTAAAAGAATAGTTCTTAGTATATAAATGCTGTATGGTATAGGAATTTCAGAAGGTCTCGGTATGGAGAGTATTCGTATCGGTGGGAAAAAACATGTATTGTTCCGCGGTGAATCGGGTAAAGTTTCTATGCTAGAGGCGCAATGTCCACATAGAGGTGCCAACTTATGTAAGGGTAAGATAAAGGGTGATCACGTTCAATGCCCATATCACGGTTGGGAATATGACGCGGATGGAAAACTCGTTAAAGTACCATCCACACCTAATATCCCTGTAGGTGGAAATATTGGCTCTAAACCCGTCGTAGAAGACGGTGGTTTTATTTGGACTGCAAAGAAAAATCAACCTCTCCCAACTCGGTATTGTAAAGAACTGACCGATCCCAATTGGGTTCAAGTTTACGGGTCTAAAAACCTAGAGGGTAATATTTACGACTGGATTTTAAACGCGACTGATATTTCACATATAAATTACGTCCATAACTTTGCCGACGAAGACAACGGAATAGTTAAGAATCTTAAAATTGAAACAATCGATGATTACGTTGATTGTCACGCAGTCGTTCAACCTAAAGCCTCGTCTACATTCACTGAACATATGCAGCCTAAAGATGGTGCACCCGTTCACAGTAGATTTGTTGCCCCAGCTACGTCTATCGTACGTATCAAATTGGTCGGCAAATATGAATTTATAACGTTTAGTACCCTTTCCCCTATAGATGACACTCACACTAAAATGTCGTGGTGTATGATGTACCCAAAAACACCCTTAATGAACAATCCTATCGTCAATAAAAGATTTCACGATAAAATGTACGAAACGGTCGCTCAAGATGAAGCTATAATTAAGGAGATTGATTGGGTTCCGATGTTTGTAAACGCTCCGTGCGATAAGTTTCAAATTGAAGCATTACAGCTCCTCGAAGGCTAAATCACCGTATAAATCTTCCAGCACTTCGAGTGCTTCTCGTGCAAATTTAAGCGAGGCTCCGCACGTCTTCGCCTTACACTCTGCGATTTTTTTATCCTTTATTTGTGTTCTTTTGTATTTAGATATACGTTGTGACAATGTTGATAACTTCATCGGTTCTACCATGGGGTTATGAACTATGAATACACGTTTTTTATCATTGGAATCGATTGAACATTTTGGAACCACAACTTTTGCGGTCACCGTTATCATTTACTATTATTTCTAAAATTATTCGTCGGATTTCTTAACAACCTTCTTGGCTGCAGGTTTGGCCGCAGGTTTGGCTACAGGCTTCTTAGCGACCGGAGCAGCACTGGCACCCGGGGGACCCTGAGGACCTCGGGGTCCGGCTGGACCTGGAGGTCCCGCGGGACCGGGGAGACCCACACCTCCAGATCCTCCAGCTTCACACATATCAACAAGTTGAGAGATTATTTGGAATAACCGAGTTTTGTCAAGGTGTGCCTGAGTGAGCTCAAAATCAATTCGTTCGCGAATAGTCGACATTTTACTATATATAAAAGAAAGATTATCTTTATACTAAATGTTATTCATCGGTCCAACACTTTTGGCTGGTATAGGTCAACACGCCCAGAAATATACGAAACTGTTCAAATCATCTGAGTATTATCAAATAGGATCTAAACTTCCTGAAAGTGATCATGGCCTGATATTTCTTTTACCCATCGCCAATAACATGGAGTACGTTACGTACGCGAGAACACGTATCAAAAATTTAGCTTGTATGACCGTCTGTGAAACAGAGACAGTTCACGAAGATTATGGTATGATCATGAAAGAATTTAAGGATGTAGCTGTTCCTAGTGAATTTTGTAAAAGGGTACTGTCGAAACAGTTTCCCGACAACAACTTCTATGTAGTTCACGCACACATACCCAAACCTCGGAAGAAGCCGTATACTTTTTATTTCATAGGAAACATCCTCGATCAACGTAAAAATTTCAGTAAAATTTTAGAAGCATTCATACGTATGAATGAACCTAACACACGATTACTTGTTAAAGCGACGTGTAAACAAGATATACAAATAGAAATACCTAGAGTGGAAATTATTAACGGTTTAATTCCCGATGATAAGATGGATGAAATACATTGGAGAGGTGATTGCTATCTGAGCTTTTCGAGTTCGGAGGGTGTTGGTATGGGAGCTACGGAGGCAGCGTTAAGAGATAAACCGGTGATAATTACAAATTATGGTGGGGCACCGGAATACATAAAAACACCGTATACGATAGATTGTGAAATTCAGGAGTTGGAGAAGGACGATTTCTTGTTTAAGAAAGGTATGAAATGGGGCAAACCAAACTTTGACCAACTCTTGGAGTTCATGAAATCTGTGTACGATAATGATGTGAGGTACATGAGACATGATTATACTAAACATTTAGTGAGTAAAGAATCCGTTTTAAGCGAATTCCTGTTGAATGTAATTGGTGATGAAAACTACCAATCCAGTTAAAAGTGCCCCTGAACCTAACATGCCCTTCTGGGAGATGAGCATCATGTTAAGCTCGTCGATGAATGAAATACCCGTGGGTTTTTTAAGTAATTCCGGTAACATCTTGGCTAAAGCTAAGTATACGATCATAGCGACGACGACGGGTTGAAGTGTTTCCTGATCTAACATTTATATAACATGATAAAATAATATCAAGAACCAACTACACATTTTTTACCTAACACCGTATCACCCTGTTTAAGACTGTGTTTCTTACAATATTTTCCACACACCGCCTTAAACGTACACCTCTTACCCTTGAGGGTTAACGATTGGCAAATATTTGAACTCTTGACGAGTTTAAACTCGACGACGGGTGTAGTATCCAGTATAAGGATCGCTGACCTATCCCGTTTTTTCTGTGCGTGTACATCGTATCCCCGTTTTAATTTCACCAATCCCTTCGCCAGATGGATACACTCATCATCTGGAGAAGACACTTTCCGTATACGCATAGCATTCTCGAGGCACTCTTGGTAAGACATTTTACATTTAAGAAATATCGTGAGCGACTTAGGTTTTATTCAGTATTTTTTTCTTCGGGGTCAGCTGGTCCTCTTTGTGTAATAGAGCCTGCGGCCATATTAACTATAGCTTCGGGGTCGAAATTGATATTAATACCGTTTTCTTGTAAAATATCCTTAATGTTCTTGGACGTTGTATCGAAATTGGCACAGAACCCGTCGCGAGTCTCTACGATGAGTTCCTTCAACTGAGTGGAAGATATGGTAGACTCATCATCTTTGCAGAATCGTTTAACGATCTTATCCTTTAGAGTATCTAATTCCGTGTATAAAAGATCGGCGACCTCGTTAATTTTAACATTATCACCCATATCTAATTCATTTTTAAGTTTAGCTTTCTCGTTATCGATCTGTGTGATTATCTCGTTACATGGTACTTGCATATCAGAAAATTCATCTAACTTATCGAGATCTAACTCTTTCGCGTACAGAAGAGAACATATAGGACCCTGAACTTTGGGAATCACGATCTCTTGGATACGCGCAAAAAAATCTAAAAGAAGACTCGTGTCGGGAGAATACGAAAATCCGAAAATTCGGTTAGTGCTCCCGGCACCCTTTTTCTTTCTGAGAAGTTGAACAACAAACATAACCACAAAACCTATGATTAAACCAACTACGAAAGGTAAGGCTTTATTCATTTAAAGTATAAAAACATTATAATTTCATGTTTATAAAATGGACTTCCTGTTGCTCGCGATGTGAAGCTCCTCTGAGTCCGTGTATAAAAACGTACGAGAAAGAAAATAAAAAATTTATAAAATGGTATCGGCGCATACGCCCCATTTTTATGGATAACAATCATAAAATGTACTCATTCACCGGTCTTAAACTAGAACGCGTATGCTATTCATGTTTCATACAAAAACCAAAAATCACACCCAATCTTTTGAAACTCAGAGAAATGGGGCAGATACGCCATATGTTACCTAGAAGTAGAGCTAAAAGTGAAGAAGAGTTGCTCATGTGGTTCGGTGGTCTTTTGCGATGCGCTAGAAAATTTAATTTAAATATAAATTCTTAAATATATTTTTAAAAAAAATATGTTGAGAATAATTTTTAAAAATAAAATAGTTTGATATTTTAATCAAGCTGAAGTGACTAACAAATCTTCTTTTTGAGCATATTACGTTGATTATTTGATAGACTGTTCACGTACTTGTTCATCTTATTCGCAAGTTTTCTCTGTGCGTTCTTTTCCCGTGCCAATAATTCCATGAATTGTTTATTATTTGCGTTAGACCACTTGACCTTGGGTGTGGGGGTCTTGACCTTGGGTGTGGGGGTCTTGACCTTGGGTGTGAGGGTCTTGACCTTGGGTGTGACCGTCTTGGCCTTGGGTGTGAGTTTTGGTTTCCACGCCGCCCGGATCTTGGCACGGAGACTCCTCTCAGCCTTGTTCTTAGCCAGAGCCTTCTCGTACGGAATGAGTCTCACATACTCACGATTCTTACCGTTTACGTCAGTGAAAATGAACTTCTTCTTAGCCTTGGGTGTGGGGGTCTTGGCCTTGGCCTTGGCCTTGGCCTCCTTCGCTCGCTCAGCAGTGGTTGCAATATATCCAAAAGAGGGTGTCTTACCCTTGGTCCTATCGTTCACATACTCCCTCCTATTGTTGATCATACCCATATGGCGGTTGTGAGCGGCGGGAGGCATGACGTAGTTTGGTATTTCCTTGAAGGTTATTCCAAACGTTTCTTTGTACCTCTTGTTCCACTCCTTCCCGGCTTCCTCGGGTGTGGGGGTCTTGGCCTTGGTCTTTTCCCTCTCAGCCTTGTTCTTAGCCAAAGCCCTATCGTATGCAAACTTCCTGACAAATTCACGCTTCTTACCCTTTACATTGACGAAAGAGAACTTCTCCTTGAGACGAACGGGTGTGGGTGTCTTACCCTTGGTAGCCTTAATTTCCTTGAGTTTGGCATTTAACTTGTTCGCAGCCTTCTTCCTCCCACTTTCAATCTTCGCTGCATATTCCAACATATTGGAAGGCGACATCACCTCGTAGGGTGCGTTAGCCTTGGGGCTTGGACTGGCTGGTTGAATCTCAGGGACTGGGTTGGGACGTGCAACACCGGGTCTCCTCCGGGGTACCGATTTGGCATTGGGCTTAGCAAGTACAGCCGCAGCCTTCTTAATCGCGTTGTTCATCTTCTTCTTCCTTTCC